TCTATTGAAGCTATTATAGAAGATGTTGAATATATTAAAACCGAGGTTTTAGATTTTGCTAAAAATAGATGTGAAGCAATAAGGTCAATTAATAGTGAGTTAAGAGATACAATTGAGAACGGGTGCGAGTGTAATAGTGATTGTGATAACTGCTATGATTTGAGAAGTGATAAAGAAGACTTAAGAGAGGAAAGAGACGATTTAGTAGATAGCAAAAGCGAATTAAGTGACGAAGTTGAGGCATTGCAAAACAAACTTAACTCTTTAGAAAATGAAAAAGAAGTTATCGCAACAAGTTTTAAGGAGGTAAAAGAAAAATACTTATACTTAAAACTTATATTTGATAAGATAATAAACAAAGAGGAAGAGTAAAACCTTTCTCTTTAATTTAACATAAAACATTAACCTTTATATTTATTTATGAGATTTCACACATTAACTTTACAAATACAAAAGAAAGCCAACGGAAGATATTTAAAATCCGTATCTAATTTTAGAAGCTTATTTAAAACCTTTATTTATCAAAACCAGCAAGACGATAAAAGCGAGTTTAAAAGCTTGCAATATAATAAGTATGCAACCGAAACCGATGCATATTATATTTTTGTCAGTAATAGCGAAAGTTTCTTAAAAAGTGTAAAATTGGAAATGCAGACATTAATTTTAAGGGCGGAAGACAATCAACAAGAAACAATGATTTTCTCTATTAAACAGGGCTTTATTTCAAATAACAACTTGTAGGCAATTGACAATTGAAATGTCTTATTGACATAGATTGACATTAAAAAGACATAGAAAAGACATAGAAATGCAAAAAAGACATTTTTTCTTGACTTTTGACATTAAATAATATAGGGTTTTATTAGTTTTTATTATTATGATTTATAAATGTCAAATATTTCAAAAAATCTAAAATTGTTTGTTGCGACTAAAATAATACCTTTTTTACAAAACCATCACCCAACAGATATTTTTTTAGATGAGGGACTTTATATTGAATATTGTAAAAACTACAAATATCCGTTAAACACTAAAGATGATAAGGCTAGTCCGCAATACATAAAAATGCTAGCTCACTTAGGAAAGATTAAATCTCGCAATTGTCAAGCCTTGACACAGACAAAGGAAATCAAAAACAAGGTTTTAGTGCAGAAGATTAAAAGCACAAAAATCAAAAAAGATGTCTTTAATCAAGAATTAAAAGATACCCCTGCTAGCATTACTATTAAAGAAACTCAAGTTGAAACTCAATACAGGTCAATTAAAAAAGTGCAGTTCTCAAGTCCACTAACTAAATACACTCTTGAAAAGTTAGAATTGCAAATAACAAATATAAACCAATTTGTAAAAGATTTTTGGTATTATTTTAACGGAGGCACTGGATTAACGGAAGAGGTTTTTGTTGAGGTTGTTGAAAATGGTAAAAAGCAAGTAAAAAAAATAACAAGAAATAGAAATCAATTTTCCTGTTTATCTTTAAAAGCTAAATTGGAAGCAGAATTGCAAGAATTAACACAAGACCCTAAAAATAAAAAAACTTTAGAAAATTTAAAAACTCAACTTGATATAGCAGTAAAACTGGATCAGCTTCCTTTAGCATTTATGAATATGGTTGCGGATGGGGGTTTTAATATGCAAAAAGAATTGCAAGGGGCTATACTTAACGATAAAGCTATGATTGAGAATGGTATTGTTGAGCTTGAAAGTGAGGTAAAAGTTAGCGATGATAATGCTATACCGCAAAGTATTAAAGAGATTTTTGAAAAAACGGAGAACGATACAATTGGCAACATTGAAGAAAAGTAAGTTAAAAAACTTGACAAATTAAATTACATTGTTTAGTTTTTATTAAACAATAATAAAAATATGATAACCACTCTAAGAGCCCCTCACTTAGATTATAACTTAACAAAAAAAGCATCTACGAAAAATGCTCGTTTAGATTGCAACCTAATAAGGGAAATTCTTTTGCAACTGGAGGATGGGACATTTACCCTTGAAAATGATTTTAAGTTAGAAGAAAAAGAGTATTATTCAAAGTTGCCAATTACAAATCAAGAAATCATATTAATTCATTTAGAATATTTGGATAAAAAAAATATGATTAAACAAAATTTAGATGTGAAATTGGGAGCTAACGGCATTGAAGTTGAAGTTTGTGGTGCTTTTGCAAAAATTCAAGCCTCAGGACACGATTTTTTGAATAAAATTAGAAATGAAAAAACTTGGAAAGAAATATGTGAAACAATAAAAAGGCATAACTTTGAGATGACGGTTGACACAATATGGGAAATAGCGGAGTTTTTATTTAATGCTAAATTTCTAAATGATACTAAAGGCTGTGGTAAGCAAAAGTAAATTAAAAATGTTGTATGAATGAATTAACCCTAAAAACCTTTATTTTAAGCAAAGAGCCAAAAGTAAGAGGACTAGCAAGAAAGCTTGAATTTTCACCCACTTATATATCTTTTGTGTTAAATAACCAAAGCCCAGCAAGTCCAAAGTTTATAAAACGATTTATTGAATGCTATTTAACCGATAAGGAGGATGTAAATTTATTTTACAGGCTTTTAGGCTTAGCAGGTGCTAAAGCTATGCTTAAAGAAGCTTGCACTTTTGAAAGCGAGAACTGGCTTAAAAATGCAAAAAAGATGATAGATGATTTAAGATAAGTAAAATATGAACCTTTGGCAAGAAAACCTTTATGCTTTCACGGATTTATCTTTTAGAATATTGCACCATCAAAAAATGGTTGACGGCGGACATATTCGTTATATCACTAAGATTTTGCAAGCGGTTGTAGAAAGGAAGGTTAAGAATTTACTTATAACCATTCCGCCGGGGCATTCAAAAACATTTATAACAACAAATGCCTTTCTTCCGTTTTTAATTGCAAAAAACTTTAGAGCAAGAATATTTTATGTTTCAAGCACTTCTGCACTTGCTATTGATAAAATTACAAAAACAAGAGCCATAATGCAAAGCCCTCAATACAAAGATTTGTTTCCTCATATTAAAATTTCAAACGATGATAAATCGGTTATTAAATTTAAAAACTCAATTGGATTTATAGCTGGCAAAGGAATTGACGGAGCTATTACAGGTGCGGATGCCGATTTAATTGTTTTTGACGACCCTATAGATGCCTCTGCTTCAAGAACTATCATTGAAAGCACGGAGGAAAAAATAAGAACCTCTTTTTTAACAAGGTTAAGGTCAAATGGAGGTGTTGACAACTATGGCTTTATTGTAATTAACCAAAGGACTGGGGAAGAGGACATTTCAAGCTTTTTCTTGCAAAATTATAAAATAGGAAAGCATATCAATTTGCCTTTTTTAGAAGAAGATGATAAGGTTTATGAATATGAGGGGCTTAAATATATCAGGAAAGCGGGTGTTGAGTTAAACCCTAATCAATACACAAAAGAAGCTTTAAAGTCTAGAATTGGAGATTTTGAGGTAAATGATTTTTCTAAAAGACTTTTTGAGACACAGTATCAGCAGAACCCTAAACCTGCCACAGGTCAATTAATGAAAGCACACGATTTCTTATTTTACGACCAAAAAGATTTAGAAGCAAAAATGCAAAAGATATTTATGACTTGCGATACTGCGAATAAAACAGGAACTGCAAACGACTACTCCGTTATGTGTTGCTGGGGGTGGACTGGCACAAGGCTTATGCTTTTGGATATGATAAGGGGAAAGTGGGAGTTTTTGGATTTGGAAAAAGTCTTCAATGCTTTTTATAGAAAATGGCAACTTGGTTTAAAAAAAGGGACTTACTTAACAAGCATTATTATAGAAGATAAAGCGAGTGGCACGCAACTTTATCAAACCGCAAAGAGTTATGGATTGCCAGCAGGCTTGCTTACTGCTAAACAAAGAGTAAAGGATAAATACAGCCGTTATTCTCAAGTGGGGGCTTTTATAGGAAGTCAAAAAGTATATCTTCCGCATTTTGAAGTAAAGATAGATGGGGTGCAAGATGTTAGACAGCAAATAACCCTTCCATTCTTGAATGAAGTTAAAACATTCTCTAAAGACGATACACATAAACACGACGATATTTGCGACTGCCTTTTTGATGCCTGTGCGGAAGTGTATATTTTGCCAAGTGGTTATGTGAAGCCATTTATTAGATTTTAATTGACTTTTATTGATTAACATATAAAATATATTTATTAACCAAAAAGACTATGTCAAGAAAAAATAAACAGGCAAGCTTGAAAAATCCAAGCAACAAGGACATTCAAAACAGCACGGCTCAAGGTATAAATCACTTTTTGCCTTTTCAAATAAACAATAGACTTTCAAATATTCTTTGCGGAGAAAACATAGGATACCTAACTAACAAACCTCAATTAATAGCGGAAATATGGCACAAAAATTGGATAGCAGGAGCAATTGTTGAAATTCCAATAAAAGATGCTTTTAAAGAAGCACCAGAGGTAAAAACCGATTTAGCAACGGAGGAAGAGATAGAAAAAGCTGTTTTGAGTTTTAAATATACGATGTATTCAAAATTGCTTAACTTTTTTTATAGTGTAAGAGCTTTTGGAACGGCTTACTTAATCGTAATGCCTAAAGGCTTTAAAGACGGAAAAGTTGAAAAAAGAAATTTAAGCCTTCCGTTGAAGCAAAGCGAGATATTGAATGCAAAAGAAATTGAGTTAATAATTGCAAGTCCTTATGAGATATACGATAGGAATGCAATACAAAATAACATTGCTTTATTAAATTTAGAAAGCGAAGTAAATGAGGAATGCCCTTATATGTATTACTCGCAAATATTACATAAAAGTCGTGTTATTAAAATGATTGCAAGCGAACCTCCGTTGATTGTAAGGCAATTTTTACACACAGGCGGTGGTTTAAGTGTGTTTGAGGATATTTTGAGGGAAATGGAGCAGTATTTGATAATGAAAAAACAAACCTTAACTTTTGTAAATGAAGGCAAGCTAGATATTATTTTAAAAAGAGGATACACGGAGATGCAAGCAGAAAATCAAGGAGTGAATTTTGAAAATGCCTTGCAAAGCAAATTGCAGAATAAGGATTTTAACACAACACTTGTATTTGATGCAAATGATACAGAGTATCAGCAAAAGCAATTAAATCTTGGCAATCTTGACAATTTGAATATTTTTTTTGAAAGAAATTTATTACAAGCAACAGGCATTCCAATTAAAAGATTTGGAGTTTTAAGCTCAAATGGTTTCTCAGATAGTGATAAAACAACGGAGCAAAATTATAACAAGACTTTAACTTTTATTCAAAACTGGGGTAGGGAAGTTATTTTAATGCTTTATAAAATAGTATTTTTAAGAGAGCTAGAATACATACCTGAAGATTTAGATGTTGAATTTCCAAGTCTTGATGTTTTAAGTGAGCTAGAAAAACAAACATTAAGCAATCAAGTGCTAGACAATATATTAAAAGTAAATGATAAAGTGGAAATGTCCGCAGAAGATTTGGTGGATTTGATAAATAATTTTAAAGTGTTTAAAAAAGACATAGATATTAAAGTGCAAGACAAGTCAAAAGAATAGTATGAAAGACTTATTTAAAAAGTTCACAAATTTTGTAAAAAACCAAGATGGCTTAAATCCAAAGCCTTTTAATATCATAACCCCCCCTAAAAAACCAAAGTTAATAGAATTAAAGCCAATCAACTATAGCAAAGAGATTGAAAATGAGTTAAAGAATAAGCTAAACAACTTTTTTGAAAACTTGATTTACAAGCCTTTAAATGATGTGTTAAATGAGTATAATACCTTTTTAAATCAAATATCAAACTCGGAGGCTTCCCTTATCCGTGCTATTCAAGAAGGCAAAATAACTTTTGAAAATACAGGCTTTAAGAGTAATTTTAAAGGCAATAAATTTCCTGCTAGAATTTCAAGCACCTTGTCTAGGTTGGGGGCGGTATATAATAACAAATTGAAGATGTTTCAAATTTCCATTTTCAACCTCCCTCAAGATATTCAAGAAGCTATCCAAAAGTCAGTGATAGATAATGTTTTTCTAACAAACTCTTTAAATCAAGCTTTAAACAAAGCAAGCGACCCTATTAATTTTGAAACAAAGTTTAATGAAGCACAATTTGAGAAAAGCTATCAAGATTTAATGAATGATGTTTTATCACAATTAAAACAAAATTCTGCTCCAAAGGAGTTAAAAGACATTACTATTCCTTTTGAGTTAAATGAGGAGCAGGAAAAAGAAATTGCTAAAAACTACACTAACAATCTTAAATTGAATGTAAAAGATTTCACGGATAAACAAATAACAGAATTAAGGCAACTAGTAGAAGAAAACACAAGAGCAGGTTATAGACCTGAGGTTTTAGCTAGAAAAATACAAGAACGATTTGATGTTGCAAAAAGTAAAGCAGATTTTTTAGCAAGTCAAGAAACAAGACTTTTAACCTCACAATATACAATGCTTAAATATATGGAGGGCGGAATTGTAAATAGATTGAAATGGGGGCGGAGTTTCTCAAAAATACCTGACGAGTATCACAAGACTTTATATGATAATATATATAGTTTTGATGATTTGCCTATTATAGATGAGAAAACACAAGAGAGGGGATTGCCAGGGCAAAGATATAATTGCAAGTGTAGAATTATTCCAGTGATAGAGGAATTATTATAATTGTGATTATAATTTCATTTTTTTTCTTGACAAATTAAAAAAATCATATAAAGTAAAATTATAAATATATAACTTTGATATAATGGCAA